ATCCTTAGTAACCCATTGCCGGGCGTACATGAAACGTCTTATAGACGTGATGTATCTATTCCGACAATGAGCTCGATCCTATCGAGCGGGCTGACCCTTAAAGAGGTTAGTCTCGGAGCGGCTCTCGTGGTAACACGAAAGTTCAATCCTAAACGGGCTAAGAGATGGCGAGTGAAGTTATAGTCTCCCGTTAGGGAGACCTTCACAACCATCACTTAGTACCTCAGTACGGTTAACCGTAAGTACACTGCATGTTAAGCAATTCGCTCAACACCAATGAAGTTAAGAACTCGGGTGGGACTGAAGTTGAATTCAGTCGCCTCTCCACCTCGGACCGTCAGACGGTATTTTCGCAAGTTGCGGAAACACCCTCTGCCCCCCATCGCCTGACGATTTCTCATCAGGAGACGGGCTCGGGTATGAAACAGCGTCGCCGTTCCGTCGTCAGATTTGACAAAACTGTCATTTCTGGCGTCGATTCGGTTACGCCTATCACTGTTTCAGCCTACACTGTATTGGACTTCCCTGTTGGGGCGTCCACTACGGCGGCTGAAGCAGCCAATGTTATTGCAGAGTTGATCTCATTCTGTGCCTCTTTAGGCGCAGATACGACAATTCTCTACAATGGCACTGGTAACGGTGCGGCGGCGCTCTTGAACGGCTCCCTTTAACGGGGAATCGCCAAGAATCGCGTTCTCGTAGTACGGCGGAGTATAGGAATATACTCCGTCTTACTATGTCTTACACGGTTGAGTAGTGTTTGGAGATGTTTGAGAACCCACGTCCTTTTATTAGCAGCTCGGAAGTACCCCGTTTCTAACTGTATTTTTACAGCGAAACGATAAGGTGCGCCGACTGACGATATCAGAACGTGCTGTTTCTCTTCATCTACTGTCACTACCGACATTCCGCTATCGGCATCAGAAATCTTAGTGTGTATCCCTCGTGTTGAACGAGAAACCACACTTCGGTTCTTGATGACGTAGTTAATGTCCTTTTGGATCAACTTATTCATAAGTTTATCTAACTGTACTTGTGTCGGATAACATGTACCCCCATTAAGGGGATCGGAAGTGTCGAGCAGTGCGTACATGCTCTAGGATGGGTATCCATATGGACCCAATTAAGAGCCTAGATGAAACGGTTAGTCTCATCGCCGCACTGCTTGATGACGTTCACACGTTACATCGAACAGTGTTCAACTGTCGGGCGCGTAAGTTAACCCTTGACAAGGTTAAAGAACGCGTCCGTTTTGAAGGAATAGGTTTTCTCACGAAAACCCTTCCACACTTGGGCAAGGCCTTTGATAAGGCCCTTTCGGGAGCAAC